GTGTTCAACCAGCTCAGTCGTCAGTTGTACGACCGGGCCACGCGCAAGACCTTCACCGAGGTGATAGAGCCGCGTGCCGTGTCCATGGCATTCCTGGACACGCAGGACATAAAACTCAACTACAACCACGACAACACCCAGCTCCTGGGCCGCTCAAGGTCCGGGAACGGAACCCTGTCGTATGAGATTGACGAATACGGGGTGCGCTACCGCTGCGAGCTGCCTGACACTACCCTCGGAAGGGACGTCAGGGAACTGATCCGCAGGGGTGACCTCTTCGGATGCTCGTTCGCATTCACCTACGACCCTGCCGGAGTCAGGGACGAGAGGAAGGACGGACGCAACCTGAGGACCGTGTCGTCATTCGGTTCGATCTCGGACTTCTCCATCGTGTGCGACCCGGCCTACTACGGTACGATGGTCAGCACCAGGGACTTCGACGCCCCTGAGGAGGAGAAGCCCGCACCTGTGGAGGAACCGGCACCGGAACCACCGGCACCGGACCCTAAGGAGGTCAACGCGGCCTCCATCAGAACACTGGATTCAATAGATTGGAAATAATCATAACACCCAATTCAGGAATATGAACGCAAACATTCTGAAACTCAAGGAAGAGGCGCAGCAGCTGCGCTCCCTTGCTGAGGAACGCGCTCTCACCTCAGAAGAAAACATGAGAGTTGAAAGGATCGCAGAACAGGTGAGATGCGAGAAGCTCGTAGACGCCTTCGACGCTGCCCCTTCCGTGAATATCCGCCAGACCAACGAGGAATTCGCCCAGCTGGTCGCTGACGCAGTGGCCGGAAACCGCAAGATCGAGGTCCGTGCCCAGAACGACAAGGCTTCCGTAGAGCCTCTCACCCCTGTACACATCGGTGACATCATCGAGCCTCTTGAGAAGGGCATGATCCTGGACAAGCTCGGATGCAAGATCCAGACCGGCCTCACCGGTGACTGGAAGTATCCTGTCGTCCAGAGCATCGACGCCTACATCGCAGGTGAGAACGTCACCATCAGCGACAGCGCCCTCACCCTCGCGAAGGTCACCCCTGTACCTCGTAGGGTCACCCTCGGAATCGCAGTCTCCAACATGGCTGACTGGGCATCCGAATACGAGATCAAGGACATCGTCCTGAGCCAGCTCACCAAGGCTGCTGCCCGTGCGCTGAACAAGTGGATGTTCTCCGCTACCGCCATCGCCCTCCAGGGTGAGTCCGGAACCACCATCAACGGTCTGTTCTCCAGCCTCGCATCAGGCAACAGCCTGACCGCAACCACCACCGGCGCTCCTACCTATGCCGAGATCCTCGGCCTCAAGGCAGCAGTCGATTCCACCGGTGTCGTTCCTGACAACACCGCAGCCTTCGTTATGAACAACGCCATGGCAGCGGTCCTCTCAGGCACCCCTAAGGCTTCCACCGTCGTAGCAGGCTTCGTCCTTGAGAACGGCATGATCAACGGCATCCCGGTTTACATCACCGAGTACGCCCCTGCCAACACCGTCTACTTCGGTTACTTCTCCTACGGTCTCGTGGGCCAGTTCGGTGAGACTTCCATCACCATCGATCCGTTCAGCGGCATCGCCGAGAACAAGATCAAGTTCTGGTTCAACTCCGCATTCGACATCAAGCAGGCTCGTCAGGAGGCATTCGGCAAGCTCGCTTAAACCCTCACAACGGTACAGGAGCCTCACACCCACGGGGCTCCTGCGCCTTAATCATACCAGTATGCCTCAGGACCTGTTCGTAGACATAGACATTGACGTAGCTGAAGTCACTGCGAGCCTCAACAACATGGGAATCACATGCAAGGAGGCCCGTCGGTCATTCAAGCGTGCCTATGCGAAGGCCGTGAACAGGGTCAAGAGGGCCGTAATCGCCGGAGCCAAGACCGTCACTTCCAGCAGAGAGAAAGCGACGAAGGGCCTCACCACGTCGATTTGGAAGGGCGGCAACGGCGGTGCTATCAGGATATGGAGGGGTAACTACCTCCCTTCTACGGGGAAGTACTTCGCCCTCTTCTGGCTTGACCGGGGAACGAACGACGTCATCGGACGCGACGGCAGGAGGCACGGTGCCACACCGCCGAAGCCGTTCTTCGAGCAGGCGGTCCGATCATCAGCCCCCGGAGCCGTGGCAGACCTTGAAAGGGACATACTGGCAGAACTGGAAAAGGCTTACAACAGGAAATGATACTCAACATCTCGAAACACATCTACACCGTACTGACGGCAGATCCGACCGTATCGGGGCTGATCGGAGACCGCATCTACCCTCTGGGTACGAAGGTCGAGACCGCGCTCCCGTTCGTGGTCTACGAGCGGAACACCGTCACTCCCACCTACTCGAAGGACGGCATGGCCTCAGCGAGGTCGTACTGCTCAATCCTGTGCGCCGGGGAGACGTTCCAGTCATCGCTGGATCTCGCCAATGCGGTGATAGCCGCACTTGACGGGGTGACCGCGAGTTATGACGGTTTTGATGTAACGAGGACGGCGGTATCGTCTGCCGGGGAGAACTATGTCCAGGGGGCCTACATCCAGGAGGTTGAATTCAGTTACACGATAATTTCCACAGAACAAAATGGTTGAAGGTTACAACATCGCGCTCAAGGTCGGGAACAAGACACTTGCTGGGCGCACTCAGGATGACCTGAGCATCACTCCGACCACTAAGGAAAGCATCACCAAGGACGATGCAGGGAACAAGGAATCGAGGGTCGTAGGCCACGAGGTAACGTTCTCCTGCCAGGGCCTCGTTGACGTCACTTCTTCTTCCACCACGAAGATGGGCCGCGACGACATCATCGCCCTCGCCCTCGCCACCGGCAACGCAGCCGAGGTGACCGTGGTCTACACCTGCGAAGGCGGCGACACCTACACGGGAAGCGCAGTCTGCACGGGTTACTCTGAGAGCTCCAATTCGGAGGATGAGGCTACCTACACGGTGGACTTCAAGATTTCCGGCGCATTCACCGCAACCACATAGCGTATGGCGGCTGATTGTATCATCATTGACGGACAGGCATACGAGGTCGTTGCCAACTGGAATGCCCTCGTAGCCTTCCTCAAGGAAGTCGGGAGGGACACCATGGACGGGCTGACCGGAGCAGGCCAGCTCTCGCCGTCTGACATCGCGCCGCTGATGTGTGCGTGCGTCAACGAAGGTCTGAGGAAGAAGGGATCGGAGAAGAGGTTCACCACCGAGGAGATAGGCGACCTGTGCGACATCACCACGATGGGAGAATTCATGCAGATCTACGTCGAGCAGGTCACGCCGCGCAACAGCACTGCGAGTGCGGAGGCAAAAAAAAAGTAAGCCCTGATCCAGTCCATGCCCCTCTGACCATAGGTGACATCAGGGGCTGGGCCTTCGGGGTCCTCGGTCTGTCGCGGTCGGACTTCTACGACATGACCCCCGGAGAGTACTGGGAGGCTATGGCAGCCCATCAGAAGGAGGTCGAATCGGAGAGGCGTCACACAGGAGAACTGGCAAGGGGGGCAGCACTCAGGCTGTTCAACATCCAGCTCAGAAGCAAGGACCAGATAAAGGACCCACGGGACTTCTGGCCGATGCCGTGGGACGAGGAGAAGGACAAGAACAAGGAAAACCAGAAGGAGCTTGAACGGCTGGAGAGTCTGTCCGATACGGAGAGGCATCAGACCGCTCAGGCTTTTTTGCAAAAGATAGGTTGGAAATAGAATGGCAGTATCAAGTACAGCACAAGTCGTATTCAAGGGCAACACCGCCGACCTTCAGAAGAAACTGAAGGTTGCGGAGAAGGGTATGCAGGAATTCAAGGACATGGGTTCCGACGCCTTGTCCTCCATCGGTGACCTGTTCGGGGTCAATACGGGCAAGATAGGCGATATGCTCGGCTCGGTGAAGAAGCTGAGTGCCGGGTTCCAGGCGATGGGAAGCACCGGCAATTCGGCTCTTTCCGGACTGACAAGGGGGGTGTCCATGCTCTCCGCCGGTGTCGCGGCGGTAGGTATAGCCGGTCTCGTAGCAGGATTCAAGGAACTGAACCGACAGGCAGAACTGTTCGCCCAGACGGACGTGGGAGCCGCCTTCATGAACGTGCAGAACACCTGGAGGGACACCTACTCGATGGCCACTA